CGGAGGTGGAGCGGATCGTCGTGGAGGCGGCCGTGCTGCGGCGCACGGCGGGGACGCTAACGGGGATGGCGGCCGGGGTGATCGCTCCGGACGAGCACGACGGCGGGACCCGAACGTTCCTCGGTGACGTCCTGGCGGTGTGGCCCACAGTGGACGGCAAGCCGGCCGTGAACGCCTGGTCTGCCGACATCGCCCGGCGGCTGTTCGACGCGTACCCGGACGAGTACCCCGACACGGACGTGAACGGCCCCTACGTGTCCGGGCGGCTCGCCGACGCCGGCGTGAAGGTCGGTACGCAGCGGGTGGGTGAGAAGTCCGCTCGGGGTGCGCGACACGCCGATGTCCTGGCGGCGCACGCCCGGGGGTGAGAACCCGGGTTATCGTGCAGTCTGCGTAGCGTTCGTTTCCCTTCGCGGGGAGGACCCCCGCATCCGTTCACCAGACACGGGTGCGGGGGTTTCGCTATGCCCAGATCCATAACTATGCATATGCACGGTCGTACGATCACGACATGCGATCAAAGCCCATCGGAACCCGCCGCCCCGCACCCGCCCGCGACGCCGTACGCCGCAAGCCGCTGCGACCCGAACCCACCCGGATGCCCACACCCGCCGACCTGAAGCCGGTCAATGTGCGGTACAACGCCGGCCCCCGCTCCGGGAAGGTCGACCGGTTCGCGCGGATGATCATCACCGACGACGCCGTCTACATCGCCTCGTCCCGGAACAAGGGGAAGGACATCGAACGCGTCACCAAGTACGCGCGGCCGGACGGTGAACCCGTCCAGACTGCCGCGCATCACGGCAGCTGGGGGCCGTTCTCCTGGACCGGGTGTGGGTGCGGGAACTCGTGGGGCATCCACACCAGGGCAAAGCTTGTCGACATCGGCAACGCTGCGGCAACGGACGCCTAGGGTACGGGCATGGGACTGTTCCGAAACGCTGACGAACCGATCACGGCGGCAACGGTCCGGTCATTTGACCGCATACCGGAGCATCCCAAGACAAGCCTGATCGACACCGACCTCTGGAACATCTACCGGTGTGTCCCGGAGGTCCACTACGCGACCAACCAGCAGGCCCGGCTCGTCGGCCGGTTGAACTGGCGCATCAGTATCGAGGGCAACGAGGTCGACGACTCCGAAGAGGTCATGCGGCAGGCGTTCGGTTCCGACCTGCGCGGCATCGCCGTCTACGGTGCGATCCATCTGCAGGTCGCCGGGCAGTTCTACCTCATGCGGGGGCCCGGTGAGAAGGGCGGCAAGCGGTGGCGCATCATCCGCTCACCGCTGCCCCATGATCAGAAGAAGATCGCGGAGGCCGCGAACGCCGTCGTGCAGGTGGTGGTCGAAGACCCTGCCCTGAACGACCGGGCCGACTCCCCCGTCATGGCCGTGAAGGACATCGCCGCGGAGATCATCCTGACTCGGGCGCAGGCCCGCGCGACCGCGCGCAACAGGACCGCGCAGCTCCTGACGGTGCTCTACCCGAAGGAAGGCGCCGGCCCGAACCCGGAGGAGTTCGAGCGGAAGATAGCCAAGGTCATGATGGACCCGCTGTCGGACGAAAAGTCGTCGTCCGTCGCGGTCCCGAACCTGATCGGGTGGCCACAGCAGTACATCGACGGGTGGAAGACCCTCGATTTCACGGGCCCGATCGACGAGAAGTTGCACGAGCGCGTCGACCGGCTCATCCGTCAGCTCGCCGTTGGCCTGGACATCACCCCGTCGCTGCTCCTCGGCCTGGAGGACTCCACCCACTGGACCGCGTGGGCATCCCAGGAAGACAACTGGCTCGGGCACGTCGAGCCCCTGGCGGCGCCGATCGGGCAGGCCATGGGAGCGGCCATCGCGATGGTCACCGGCGCCGACGTCGACTCGATCGAGATCACCCCCGACCCGGCACCACTGCTGAAGCGTCGACCGGCGATCGCGGACGTTCTCGCGGCGTGGGAGGCCGGCCTGGTGTCCGACGAGTGGGCGCGTGAACAGCTCGGCGCGCCGGACACGGAGGCCGGCCCCGGGCGGCAGCAGATCGAGGCCGGGCAGAACACCAACGACGACGAGGCGAACGCGGAACCGTCGATCGAGGCATCGGAGCGGCGGCAGATCACCGCGAGCCCGACGACGGCGGCCGTCGGCGCGCAGGGCGTGGACATCGATGGGCGTCGCCTGGCGGAGATCGACGAGCAGGCTTACGCCTCGTTCAACGACCTGGTGCAGGACATCGCGGACCGGGTGCTGGAGAAGCTGGGTGCCCGGGTGCGGTCCCTGGCGCAAGGGCGCCCGGGTATGGCGTTGCCACGAGACGTGTCGAACATCGAGATCGCGCGCACGTACGACGGCGAGATCCCGAACGCGGACGCCACCCTGACACAGACCGCGCAGGACGCACTGTCCCGGGTGCTGCGGATCATCAACCGGGCACAGGGCAGGCTCCGTGCCATGGACATCGACGTCCCGGACCTGACCGAGGACGATCCCCAGGTGGTCGCGGCGGGGGAAGCATTCGTCGCCGCGGTGACAGCCGTCGTCGAGGCGATGCGGAGCGGCGGGACTGGGACGGCAGAGGCCAGCGTCGCATCCCGGGAGATAGCGACTGTTGCGGGCGGGGGTGATGCCCAGGATTTTGGGGGGGCCGTCAGCGGGATAGCGCTGGCGGCGTCCACGATGGCGGTTCTGCGGCGTGACCACCGCCTGGTCCCCGGTACGGCGCCAGGGGGCGTGACGCGGTACCGGTGGCTGCACCTGTACCGCGGTATGCACCCGCACCCGGTGCACCTGTCGCTGAAAGACGCTCTTCTGGATCAGGTCCCTGTGTTCGCGGGTGGGTTCCGTGCCTACCCGGGCGATCACAACGGGTGCAAGTGTCAGGTGATTCCGGCGGAGCTGGTCCGGGTCGACACAGGATGGTCCGAGATTCAACCAACCCCTGGAGGGGGGCAGTCGTGAACGATGCACTGAATAGTTTCAAGCTGTCGAAGCTGCGGCAGGGCTTCGTCGACAAGGCGCTCGCCGCGGCGGTGGTCGGCTCGAACGAAATGCCGATCGCATCCACGGACCTGGAGTGGGACGGCGACGCCGCGCGGCAGCGTGTGTTCGAGCTGTACACCGACGAGGACGGTGACGTCTACACGGACGGTGTCGCACGGGCGTTCCTGTACCGGGACTCCGATGTCGATCCCGCGACGATGGCCGCGTATTCCCTGGGTTTCGCGGACGTCATCGACGGAGAGCTGCAGATCGTGCCGCGCGGCGTCGCGGCCGTCGCGGGTGGGCGCGGGGTGCGCGCTGCGGACATCCCGCCGGAAGAGGCCGCCGAGATCGAGGCGCGCGTCTGCTTGCTGTACGCGCAGATCCGGGAGCAGGACGAGGCGTGGCCGGAGTGCCCGTTCGGTGCCGTGGGTGACGGGGAGGATGACTGATGGACCCGTTGAAGCGGTACAAGGGGCTGCGGCTCGCGCAGCGCATCGGTGAGCGTCTGCGGGGCGACTGTGACGTGTGCCCGACGACGCTGACCGCGCCCGACGGCGTCGTCGTCAGTGACAAGCCGATCGCCGCGGCGGCGACCACGATCGCGAAGGCTGTCGTCTACCCCGCGGAGCACTTCGAGAAGTGGGACAGCCGCAGCAAGGACATGCAGCCGCTGACGTTCCACCCGGACGGCAGGATCACTGGTCACATCGCCGGGTCTGGGTGCTTCCGCAACGGGGACATGACCAGGTGCGAGCGGTACCAGCCCGACCCCGACCCGAAGCTCTCGAACTTCCACTCCTGGACGACGACGCTCGACGACGGGAAGGTGATCCGCACGGGTGTCCTGACAGCCAGCTCGAAGCACGCCGACCTCTACGCGGGCATGACAGCGTCGGACGTGCGGCGCATCCACGAGGACACGTCCACGGTGGTCGCGCGGGTGCGGGCGTGGGAGGACGGCAACGGGCGGCTCGCGGTCGCGGGGAGCATCGTGCCGACCATCGACCCGGGCGTCCTCTCACAGGCCGCAGGGGCGCCGGTGAGTATCGAGCAGATCCCGACGTTCGAGACCGGCGGCCGGAACACCCTCGTGTCCGCGCACATGGTCGTGCACCCGGCGTGGCCAGTACTGGAGACCAGGGCGTGAAGGTCGCGGTGTTCGTGCAGGGGTTCGCGTACGGGCGTGGTCGGGCGACGACGGCGGTCGAGATGGTGGTTCCGCTCGGCCGCCGGGGGCATGACGTCGACGTGTTCGTGCCGTCACCGCGGTTCGTGCACCCGCTCGACGAGCCGGTGCACATCACGCCCCTGGGTGAGTACCGGTCGGACACCCGGTATGACGTAATCCTGTACAACTCGGGCCTGCCGTCGGGGACGCTCGGGCTGATCGCACGCGCCAAGGCCAAGAAGCTGATGTTCCAGCACTCCTACCAGACGAACGACCCGGGGCTGCGGCTCGCGGACATGGTCTGGTACCCGTCGCGGGCTTGCGCCGGCGTGGACCGGGGGCGCCGGTACCGAAAGATCGTCACCCCGCCGCCGATCGACCCGGACAGGTACCGCACGAAGCCCGGGGAGATGGTGGGGCTGTCGCTGTCGTCGCCGTGGAAGGGTGGCGCGGTCATCGCGGCGGTGGCCCGGTCGCTGCCGCAGCACCGGTTCCTGGTGGTGAAGGACGGGCGAGGCAACGGCGTGTCCCTGTTCCGCGGGTTGGGCAACGTGGAGCTGGTGGAGTTCATGGAACCCCGGGACTTCTACGCCCAGTGCAGGGTCCAGGTGTTCCCGTCACGGTCGGAGTCGTACGGGCGTGTCGGGGTGGAGGGCGCCGTCTCCGGTATCCCACTGATCGCGTCGACGGACCCGGGGATCAGGGAAGCGATGGGCGGCCATGGCATCTTCGTGCCGCGCACCGACCTGACGAAGTGGACACGCACGGTCAACCAGCTCATGACCGACCGGAAGGCGTGGAAGGCCGCGAGCGCCGACGTCCGCAAACGTGCGCAGAAGATCTCCTACCAGCTCGACCAGCTGGAGTTCTGCCGTCACGTCGAGACGTTGGCGTAACCGGGCCCGGTAGTGTCGTGATCCGGATCGAAACTCGGGAGTGGTGAAGATGCCCGCTGTACCAGGATGGCCCCCCAAGGTCCCCGGTTCTCCAGGAATCTGGTTCGACCGCATGCGCGCGTACGTCGACCGTGCAGCCTCGACGCCGATCCCGCCAGGCGAGCCCGTTCCCCTGGAGCCCATCGCGCCGGCGGTGGCCCTGGATGCGTACCCCAGCATGCTGATTCCGAACGGGGACGGGACGGTCACACTCAGCGGTGGTGTGCGCGTCAACACCGATCCAGGTGGTGAGCGGCGTATCTTCACGCCCCCGACGGCTTACTTTCCGGCCAGTGACGAGACCCATCCTGTGGCGGCGAGCGTCTACGGGGATGAGGGGCCGGTCATCACCCCGATGGCCATCAACGTGCTTCCGGCGTCCGCTGGTGGCGGCATCTTCCTCATCTTCCCGGAGATCCCCGCTGACGCGTTCGCGTTGGTGTGGCTGAGCGCTGTCACCTACCGGCTCGTTAGTCCGTAACAGCTATGCCCGGCGCCTAGGGCTACTATGCGAGTTAGGCGACTGTCTGTCAGGCAGGCCACGTGACCATTCCGTGCCCTGTCGAAAGGAACAGACATGGCAAAGCCTGACCCGCTGAAGATCCTCGCGGCCATCGATAGCGACGACAAGCCCACGACCGACGACCTCAAGTCGGCGCACGCCGAGCTGAAGGACGCGCTCGACGCCGCGACCAAGTCCGACTCCGGCGACCTCGACCTCGCCAAGGAGCTGCACGCCGGCGTGCAGGCCATCGGCAAGGAGCTGGACAAGCGCGACGAGGAGGACAAGAAGGCCCGCGAGGAGCTGAAGGCGCTCCGCAACGGTGTGTTCGACGACCCGGAGCCGAAGGACGGCGACGACACGGCACCCAAGGACGGCGAGCCGAAGGGCGGTGAGCCGAAGACCCCGGAGGGCGACCCGGCACCCGCCGGCGACAAGCAGGCGGAGCCCGTGGCCGCGTCGACCGGCTCGTCGATCGTGGCGCGCATCAAGGCCATGGCGAACGAGCGCGTTCCGCAGGCCCCGGCACCGGTCGCGAAGCGCGGCATCCGGCACAAGGGTGTCGGTGTCGCGTCCAACTACGAGCTGGACCGCGGCGACTTCAAGGAGCTGGGTGGCCTGTTCTCCACCCACGCGAAGCAGGTCATGAACCCGGGCCAGTCCGGGCACATGTTCCGCCTGCACCGCGAGTTCGACGAGTCGCGTCAGCTCGGGTTCAACGTCGACCTGAACAACCAGCGCATGCTGGACTGGTTCGGCGCCGGGCAAGGTCAGCAGACGCCACTTGCTGCGGCGTGTGGGCTGTGTGGCCCCGGCGACGTCGACCACACGCACCCGGTGTGCTCGGAGGAGGGGCGTCCGATCCGTGACGCCCTGCCCCAGTTCCAGGCCACCAGGGGGAAGATCACGTTCGCTCCGGCGATGAGCATCGGTGACCTGTCGCAGAACGTGTCCATCTGGACGCTGGAAGACGACATGGCCGCGTGTGCGGCGGACTCGCCGGAGTCGCCCGGTGTGTCGCCGACGAAGCCGTGCCCGCCGATCCTGTGCCCGGAGGAGCTGACCTGCGCGACCGACGCCGTCGTGCGCTGTGTCACGGTCGGCAACTTCCAGGCACAATTTTCGCCCGAGTTCTGGTCGTCGAGCCTGGCGCTGCTCATGGCGGAGTTCGACCGTGTCGCAGAGCAGAAGATCATCGAGGAGATCCATGACGCGTCGGTGGACCTCGGTGTGGTCGACGGGTGCAACACGCTCGCGTCGTTCCTCACGGGCATCAACTCGATCGTGGCCGCGGACCGCTCCGCGCAGCGGAACATGACCCGCCGGTACCGGGTCATCGCGGACGCGTACATCCGTGACTACCTGCGCAACCAGGTCATCACGAACCTGGGGGTCGCGAACAACATCCAGGCGCTGCAGCTCGCGGACTCCACGATCAACGCGTGGCTGAACGACATCGGCGTCACGGCCGTGTGGACGTTCGATGGGACGTTCGACGGGGAGCAGCACCGCATCCTCCTGCCC